CCACTTCGAATGTTTGAGACGAACAGGGTCCATTTGAAATATCTGGTGGTGTTTCCCAGTCGGAATGAAGATTTTATTCTTTAACACAAATAATAATCTCACCATTGCACATAAGAAATATGGTGATGTCATCATAACAACACCTTTCTTATGATAAGTAATGGTGGCAGGTGTAGGTCTTTCAATGTGTAAAGAGTCTTCCTCAACTGGCTTCAAAGTCGTCTTGATCATGTGCATATATTTATCAAGAGCAACAAGTGGTACCGGACCCTTGTATTCTGACAAAGGTGGATTTTTATTTTCCAAGTACTGGTTGAAAAAGTAAACCTCATCTCCAGATACTGGTTTCAATTTGGCTAATCTAGGCTTATCAACAATATGTGTCAAAAACCTAGCAACACAGCGATTCAAAACATCGTTGTGGTCAAATTGACTCTGCAACTCAGGCACATTCATGTTGCGTTTCTTGATTGCTAACAACGCTTCACGCTGAGTTGGAACTCGGTGCGACAAACCACCAACATTTAATTGCGGAACCAACCTTGTGTCTGCACCTTTGGTCCAATCATTGAACACAGACATATCAAGGTCACAACTGGTAACTTCCAGATCAATATCGTGAGTTTCTACCCACTCCTGGAAGTACCTATCGTCAATCTCATGATGGTGAGGAAACAACTCATCGACGGCCGACTGTATAACAGAAGGATCTGGTTTCACTTGTGAAACTTTAGGTCGCCATCGAGATATATGCCGTGAACCAGAAGAATATGAATAAAATCCACATTCACGGAAATCAGCGTCGCACGTGACTTCAGGTGCCAATGATGGCACGGCATCAGTCCATGAAACGTCACGAATTTCACCATCATCATCATAAAGGACAACTTCGGACGCATGCTTCTCATTAAGCATATTCAATGGAACTGGCTGCAACTCATCAAACTTCTCTTGAGATGATGAGTCGGAAAAGTCATCGATCCACGTACTCAACGGAACCGGCTGCAACTCATCGAGTTTCTCTTGAAACGATGAGTCGGAAACATCCCCCCAGGTATCACCTTCAGGAATATAGGTGATATTACCAACAAAATCCTGCGATAGGGGCATCACAGAATCGCTAATTTTGTCATAATCGACATCGAGGTCATCATAAGGAAGACATAAGGGATCAAACTGATAAGAAAGCCCGTCCACCTCGACCTCAGCGTCGGAAAGACAATCAGCAGCACCAGGAGCGATTCTATCAACGACCATTTGAAATGTCGTAAATATAGTGGCAAAATCAAACTTCGCCGTATGTTC